ATGGGACGCTGGCTTGCTGGCAGGCTCATGAAAGAGCTGGGGCTGGTCAGCTGTCAGCAGCCGACTCACCGGTATAAACGTGGTGGTCATGAACATGTTGCTATCCCTAACTACCTTGAAAGGCAGTTCGCCGTGACCGAGCCAAATCAGGTGTGGTGCGGTGATGTGACCTGTATCTGGACGGGTAAGCGCTGGGCGTACCTCGCCGTTGTTCTCGACCTGTTCGCAAGAAAACCAGTGGGCTGGGCCATGTCGTTCTCGCCGGACAGCAGGCTCACCATGAAAGCGCTGGAAATGGCATGGGAAACCCGTGGTAAGCCCGGCGGGGTGATGTTCCACAGTGATCAGGGCAGTCATTATACGAGCAGGCAGTTCCGGCAGTTATTGTGGCGATACCAGATCAGACAGAGTATGAGCCGGCGCGGAAACTGCTGGGATAACAGCCCAATGGAACGCTTCTTCAGGAGTCTGAAGAACGAATGGATGCCGGTGGTGGGTTACGTAAGCTTCAGCGAGGCAGCTCACGCCATAACGGACTATATCGTTGGATATTACAGCGCACTAAGACCGCACGAATATAACGGTGGGTTACCCCCAAACGAATCGGAAAATCGATACTGGAAAAACTCTAACTCGGTGGCCAGTTTTTGTTGACCACTTCAAAGTCTTTCAGCCCAAGCTGCTTGCGGTAAGCATCCCACCAGCGTGAAAGAAGTTGATAACGGCCTGCAGCTGTTGATTTGAGTTTGGGGTTTAGCGTGACAAGTTTGCGAGGGTGATCGGAGTAATCAGTGAAGAGTTCACCACCGACAATAATATCATAACCGTGGTTACGTGTCGGTTGTCGCCCGTTATCCGTTCCTTCTGACCATGCCACCATATCGAGGAAAGCTTTACGCTGAGGATTAAGATTTTGCATTTTTCACCCCTGTCAGTCGTTCCCAGAAGTACGTCAGTGCAACCGAACCCATCGCACCACTAATCCCCGCTGTCGCGAGAATCATGTAAATACTGAATCCACTTTCGATGCTGATCAGGCCACCAATAACACCGGTGAATCCTGATACCACTATCTGAGCCAGAGCATTTATCCAACTCCACGTTGCTTTACTCTGCTTCACATCTATCAGGTAGCGGACCAGACCGCCCCAACCTGCGATGATCAGCAAAACGAGCCAGAACGCTCCTGGATTTGCCCCTATATTTCCAGACATCTGTTATCACTTAACCCATTACAAGCCCGCTGCCGCAGATATTCCCGTGGCGAGCGATAACCCAGCGCACTATGCGGATGCCATTCGTTATAATGCTCGAACGCCTCTGCAAGGTTCTTTGCTGCCGTTAACCCGTCTGGTTTGGGCATGATACTGATGTAGTCACGCTTTATCGTTTTCACGAAGCTCTCTGCTATTCCGTTACTCTCCGGACTCCGCACCGCCGTGTTCTTCGGTTCAAGTCCCAACATCCGGGCGAACTGGCGTGTTTCATTAGCCCGGTAGCATGAACCATTATCCGTCAGCCACTCCACTGGAGACGACGGAAGATCGTTGCCGAAGCGGCGTTCCACCGCTCCCAGCATGACGTCCTGTACTGTTTCACTGTTGAAGCCGCCGGTAGTCACCGCCCAGTGCAGTGCCTCACGATCACAGCAGTCCAGCGCGAACGTGACACGCAGTCTCTCTCCGTTATCACAGCAGAACTCGAACCCGTCAGAGCACCATCGCTGATTGCTTTCTTTCACGGCCACTCTGCCTGTATGTGCCCGTTTCGATGGCGGTACAGCAGGTTTTCGCTCAAGCAACAGCGCATTCTGGCGCATGATCCGGTAAACACGTTTGGCATTGATCGCAGGCATACCATCAAGTTCTGCCTGTCTGCGAAGCAGCGCCCATACCCGACGATAACCATACGTGGGCAGCTCTCCGATAACATGGTGTATACGGAGAAGCACATCCGTATCATCAGTGTGACGACTGCGGCGGCCATCCATCCAGTCATCGGTTCGTCTGAGAATGACGTGCAACTGCGCACGCGACACCCGGAGACAACGGCTGACTAAGCTTACTCCCCATCCCCGGGCAATAAGGGCGCGTGCGCTATCCACTTTTTTGCCCGTCCATATTCAACGGCTTCTTTGAGGAGTTCATTTTCCATCGTTTTCTTGCCGAGCAGGCGCTGGAGTTCTTTAATCTGCTTCATGGCGGCAGCAAGTTCAGAGGCAGGAACAACCTGTTCTCCGGCGGCCACAGCAGTAAGACTTCCTTCCTGGTATTGCTTACGCCAGAGAAATAACTGGCTGGCTGCTACACCATGTTGCCGGGCAACGAGGGAGACCGTCATCCCCGGTTCAAAGCTCTGCTGAACAATTGCGATCTTTTCCTGTGTGGTACGCCGTCTGGGTAATGACTCCAACTTATTGATAGTGTTTTATGTTCAGATAATGCCCGATGACTTTGTCATGCAGCTCCACCGATTTTGAGAACGACAGCGACTTCCGTCCCAGCCGTGCCAGGTGCTGCCTCAGATTCAGGTTATGCCGCTCAATTCGCTGCGTATATCGCTTGCTGATTACGTGCAGCTTTCCCTTCAGGCGGGATTCATACAGTGGCCAGCCATCCGTCATCCATATCACCACGTCAAAGGGTGACAGCAAGCTCATAAGACGCCCCAGCGTCGCCATAGTGCGTTCACCGAATACGTGCGCAACAACCGTCTTCCGGAGCCTGTCATACGCGTAAAACAGCCAGCGCTGGCGCGATTTAGCCCCGACGTATCCCCACTGTTCGTCCATTTCCGCGCAGACGATGACGTCACTGCCCGGCTGTATGCGCGAGGTTACCGACTGCGGCCTGAGTTTTTTAAGTGACGTAAAATCGTGTTGAGGCTAACGCCCATAATGCGTGCAGTTGCCCGGCATCCAACGCCATTCATGGCCATATCAATAATTTTCTGGTGCGTACCGGGTTGAGAAGCGGTGTAAGTGAACTGCAGTTGCCATGTTTTACGGCAGTGAGAGCAGAGATAGCGCTGATGTCCGGCAGTGCTTTTGCCGTTACGCACCACCCCGTCAGTAGCTGAACAGGAGGGACAGCTGATAGAAACAGAAGCCACTGGAGCACCTCAAAAACACCATCATACACTAAATCAGTAAGTTGGCAGCATCACCTACAAATCTATTCTTTTGTCCCACCATTTTTCTTTATAATAACGGCCGAGTGCATATCGCGCAGTTAAGTAAGCTGCGATTGAGCCTGTAACAAGTCCGATAATTACCTTTGATATAAGGTCATGCCAATCCATTTTTATTTTTCCTACATTATGTTATATAATTGTTCATATCATACAATTGTTGAGTATAGATGTCTCGTTATTCATCAACATTTACTCCTGTTAAATTAGGGGGAGTATGTATTAAAAATATTCATCTGGGTCGTCTAAATATTTTTGATAAACTAATAGCAATAACACTATCAGTATTGCCTGCCCTCACATCGTTCTTGCTCTCGCGCGATTTTTAACTAAACACTAGCAGGATTTATCATGGTGCTACGCTACATTTACTTGTAGGGAGCTAAACAGATCATTGACGCTGAAAATATTCAAATTGTTAAAGAGCGAAGCGTCCTATGGGCGTTTTGTTGCTAACGAATCATCTTGGACTTCATATGCCCCAGGCGGCTACTTCGTGGGCATCCTGCCTGTTTGTTGTTTCGTTTTGGTACATTGTGTGTCCATGGGGTACATTGTCAATGTATAAAAAAACCTGCCGAAGCAGGTTCATAAATATTGATTAGGCCTTTATTTTGTATCTTCTTGGTTTTCCCGAGAAAATCACAGTGCCAATTATAGAGCAATTACCGTTAATCTTAATGTAGGGCTCAGGCCAGTTTGGGTGTAATGCTTTGAGATAACGCTGTGTTCCATCTTCTATCAATCGCTTGAAGGTGGTTTCGCCTGTATCGTGCATCAACGCAATAACGTCGTCACCGTGGCAAGCAGGGACTTCAGGATCAACAAAAATCATGTCTCCCGGACGGTACTCATCAATCATTGAATCACCAATCACCCGCAAGATATAAGTCATTTCGCCACAGGGTACAGGGCAGGGATAAGTTTCTGCTGTGCTCAAATCAACCTCAGAATAGCCAACTTCTTTCCATGCTCCGGCCTGTACCCATGATATGACAGGGACTAACGTTATTTGTTTGTTAGTGATTGAAACATCAGGTTTTTTTGTGATGTTCGTTGTCTGGTGTTCTTGATCGAGCCATCCGATAGGCAGGTCGAAACATTTTTCAATGTGTCGTGCCATGCTGTCACCGATATTTTTAGTAGCACCATCTCCCATAAACCTGCTGGTCTGGGTTGGCTCGCGATCAATCATAGTGGCAAAGGAAGAATTCCCGCCAACACCATCTCTCAGTTTTCTGGCGTTAGACCGCCGGATGTCATGGATTGTTTTCATAACGAAATTAAAACCCTTGTACCGCTAAGGTACAAGTATCGTGAAGGTTCATTTCAATCATGTAATATGTACGCTGGAGGTACATATTGTATGAAAGCGTATTGGGACTCTTTAACCAAAGAACAGCAGGGTGAGTTGGCCGGAAAAGTTGGCTCAACACAAGGCTACTTACGGCTGGTTTTCAATGGCTATAAAAAAGCCAGTTTTGTGCTGGCTAAAAAACTTGAGCAATGCACGTCAGGTGCAATTACGAAATCTGACTTAAGACCGGATATCTATCCGAAAGATTAGCAGAACACTTTCAATTTTTAACCACAGAACGATGAGGCTAATCGTGGGTAAGCATCACTGGAAAATAGAAAAACAGCCTGAGTGGTACGTGAAAGCTGTCAGAAAAACTATCGCAAAGTTGCCGGGTGGTTACGCTGAAGCGGCTGACTGGCTCGATGTAACAGAAAACGCTTTATTCAACCGCCTTCGTGCAGATGGCGATCAGATTTTCCCGCTGGGATGGGCAATGGTTTTACAGCGTGCTGGTGGCACTCACTTCATTGCTGATGCTGTGGCGCAGTCTGCAAATGGCGTCTTTGTGTCTCTTCCTGACATCGAGGATGTGGACAACGCCGATATTAACCAGCGTCTGCTGGAAGTCATTGAACAGATCGGCAGTTATTCAAAACAGATTCGTTCAGCAATCGAAGACGGTGTAGTGGAACCGCATGAGAAGACAGCAATTAACGACGAGCTGTATCTCTCAATTTCGAAGCTGCAGGAGCATGCAGCACTTGTCTACAAAATTTTTTGCATTTCAGAAAGTAATGACGCCCGCGAGTGTGCAGCTCCGGGCGTCGTGGCGTCGATTGCTTCTGGTTGTGGAGAAACTAACGCATGAACAGTTTAACAACACACTACCGTCGCTCGCAACTGATTGCGCTTTCTGTACCGGGTGGAAAAGCGAAGGTGAAATATTGCTATGCAGTGAATGTACCAGGTGACAGGGAAATTGTAACCCACAGCTTTGCAGAGTGGGCTGTGGGTGATTTCAACCGGCAGAAGGAGACAGTCCTTTGCGACAAGTTAACCGCTGGTTCAAAGATCACTACGGAGTGCCCGTCAGAGTCATTCGTTGGGAGCCGGAAACACAGCGGGTTATCTACCTCCGCGGAGGTTATGAGCATGAATGCTTCAGTCCGCTCGAACAGTTTCGTCGTAAATTCAGGGAAATAGAGGTCGGTCATGAGCACTAAATTAACCGGCTATGTATGGGATGGTTGCGCTGCATCAGGCATGAAGTTATCCAGCGTGGCAATTATGGCCCGCCTGGCTGATTTCAGTAATGACGAAGGTGTGTGCTGGCCATCAATTGAAACCATTGCCCGTCAGATTGGCGCGGGGATGAGTACCGTCAGAACGGCTATCGCACGGCTGGAAGCAGAAGGCTGGTTAACGCGTAAGGCGCGTCGCCAGGGTAACCGCTGAGGTAGCCTGAGTTTAACGGACACTCCTTCCTGAAATAGAATGGCATCAGAAGGAGCTAATAATGAGCAGAAAAAACCAACGTTACTCTAAAGAGTTCAAAGCCGAAGCTGTCAGAACGGTTCTTGAAAATCAACTTTCGATCAGTGAAGGCGCTTCCCGATTATCCCTTCCTGAAGGCACTTTAGGACAATGGGTTACCGCCGCCAGAAAAGGGCTCGGTACTCCTGGTTCCCGCACGGTGGCTGAACTGGAATCTGAAATTCTGCAACTGCGTAAGGCGTTAAATGAAGCTCGCCTTGAGCGAGATATATTAAAAAAAGCAACAGCGTATTTTGCACAGGAGTCGCTGAAAAATACGCGTTAATCGAACAATGGCGACAACAATTTCCCATTGAAGCGATGTGTCAGGTATTTGGTGTATCCAGGAGCGGTTATTACAACTGGGTACAGCATGAACCCTCAGACAGAAAACAAAGTGATGAGCGGCTAAAACTGGAGATTAAGGTGGCACATATCCGCACTCGCGAAACATATGGAACCCGGCGGCTCCAGACGGAGCTGGCAGAGAATGGCATCATCGTTGGTCGTGACCGACTGGCACGTCTTCGTAAGGAGCTAAGGCTACGCTGTAAGCAGAAACGCAAGTTCAGAGCGACTACGAACCCGAACCACAATCTGCCAGTTGCGCCAAATCTGCTGAACCAGACGTTCGCTCCTACAGCACCAAATCAGGTCTGGGTGGCGGACCTGACGTATGTTGCCACACAGGAGGGATGGTTGTACCTCGCTGGCATCAAAGATGTTTATACGTGCGAAATTGTCGGCTACGCCATGGGAGAGCGCATGACAAAAGAGCTGACAGGTAAAGCCCTGTTTATGGCGCTCAGGAGCCAGCGCCCACCTGCCGGGCTAATCCACCACTCTGATCGAGGTTCACAGTACTGCGCATACGATTACCGGGTCATACAGGAGCAGTCTGGTCTGAAAACATCAATGTCGCGTAAAGGTCACTGTTACGACAACGCTCCGATGGAAAGCTTCTGGGGAACGCTGAAAAATGAGAGCCTGAGCCACTATCGTTTTAATAACCGGGATGAAGCCATCTCAGTAATACGGGAATACATTGAGATTTTCTACAATCGTCAGCGTCGTCACTCTCGTCTGGGGAATATCTCCCCGGCAGCCTTCAGGGAAAAATATCATCAGATGGCTGCTTAAAAAAAGAACAAATGGTAGTGTCCGCTATTGCCAGTACACCTCACCGGGTGGCATGGATAAACCCGGAAGAGAGTAAATCAAACCGCGCAATTGGCGTTGCGCTGAATGATACTGCATGTCGCGTATTGAAAAAACAAATCGGGAATCATCACCGTTGGGTATTTGTGTATAAGGAAAGCTGTACCAAACCAGACGGAACGAAAGCGCCAACAGTCAGGAAGATGCGGTATGACGCAAACACAGCCTGGAAAGCGGCGCTGAGACGAGCAGGTATTGATGATTTCAGATTTCACGACTTGAGACACACCTGGGCAAGTTGGCTGGTTCAGGCCGGAGTCCCGTTATCAGTGTTACAGGAAATGGGAGGCTGGGAGTCTATCGAAATGGTTCGTCGATATGCTCACCTCGCACCTAATCACCTTACCGAACACGCACGGCAAATAGACTCGATTCTGAACCCATCGGTCCCAAATTTGTCCCAGTCAAGAAATAAGGAACGTACTAATGATGTGTAACTTATTGATTTAAATGGTGCCGATAATAGGAGTCGAACCTACGACCTTCGCATTACGAATGCGCTGCTCTACCAACTGAGCTATATCGGCCCTGAAAGGACATGTTCACGAACGTGAATCACGGTGGACAAGGTTAAAACTAACCGGGCGATGCGTCAATGGCCTTGTGAATCAAATGGCTACTTTTGCATCACCCGGTTTTATTTACGCACGAATGGTGTAATCACCAATGCCGATCCACTTGTAAGTGGTCAGTGCTTCCAGCCCCATTGGGCCACGCGCGTGGAGTTTTTGTGTGCTTACCGCCACTTCCGCACCCAGACCAAACTGGCCGCCGTCAGTAAAACGCGTAGAGGCGTTAACGTAAACAGCGGACGAATCCACTTCGTTAACAAAACGCTGGGCGTTGCGCATATCGCAGGTCAGGATCGCATCGGAGTGTTGTGTGCCGTGTTCACGAATATGGGCGATGGCATCGTCAAGATCGCTGACGATTTTGACGTTCAAATCTAATGACAGAAACTCATCGTCATACTCTTCGGCTTTAACAGCAACCACCTTCGCAGGGCCTGCCTGCAACTGCGCCAGTGCAGCTGCATCTGCGTGTAATGTCACGCCGCTTTCCGCCATTTGTTTGCTTAATGCGGGCAGGAAGCTATCGGCGATGTTTTTATTCACCAGCAACGTTTCAACCGTATTACATGTGCTCGGACGCTGAGTTTTCGCGTTGACGATCACTTTTAATGCTTCAGCGATCTCTACACTTTCATCAACGTAAATATGGCATACGCCTATACCACCTGTGATCACCGGGATTGTCGACTGTTCACGGCACAGTTTATGCAAACCAGCGCCACCACGCGGGATCAGCATGTCGATGTATTTATCCATACGCAGCATTTCACTGACCAGCGCACGGTCAGGATTATCAATCGCCTGCACGGCACCCGCCGGTAAGCCGCAGGATTTCAGGGCGTCCTGAATCACCGCCACCGTTGCAGCGTTAGTGCGACACGTTTCTTTGCCACCGCGCAGGATCACCGCATTACCGGTTTTCAGGCACAGCGAAGCGACATCAACCGTCACGTTCGGGCGCGCTTCATAAATCACGCCAATAACCCCCAGCGGTACGCGACGACGCTCAAGACGCAGGCCGCTGTCCAGTACGCCGCCATCGATTACCTGCCCCACCGGATCGGCGAGGTTGCACACCTGACGTACATCGTCGGCAATGCCTTTCAGCCGTGCGGGCGTCAGTGCCAGACGGTCAAGCATCGCTTCGCTAAGGCCATTGGCTCGCGCGTCAGCAACATCCTGGGCGTTAGCGTTGAGGATGATTTCGCTTTGTGCTTCCAGTTCATCGGCGATTTTTTCCAGCACGCGATTTTTTTCGCGGCTGGAGAGTTGCGCTAATTTATACGAGGCTTGCTTCGCGGCAATGCCCATTTGTTCCAGCAT